GCCCTGCGTGAAATTGTAATCGGTCCCATCTGTAGCAACCAAATTTACTTTGTCGCCCGCATTTAATTCGCTGAAATCTGTAATAGTTATTGTTGCTGTCGCGGCGGCGAGTCCAACTCCACCTGTATAATTGGCTCTTCGTGTATTTCCGACGACTGCGTAGTTTCTTGTTTTATCCTCAACTATTCGGCGCGCAATAACCAGGCGTCCGGAACGTCCATTGCGATTTTTAGAATAATAGTTGGCTTGGAATGCCCCTTTTCTATTGGGGTCTTTAGTTATGCCTGTTCTTTCAATGGAAATAATAGGTAATTTTAGTGCGCCGGCATCATCTCTTAAAGCTTTGTTGTGTTTCACTTGATAGGCTCTTTCTGGTGCCTGCCACAAAACAGGCACAGAGCTAAAGCCATGGTTACTTGTGGCACTTAAATTTAGATCTTCTTTCAGCCATGAAGTAATAGAAAAATCAATATTTTCTATGGTAGAAGCCAACATCCCTATTTCATATAAATTATAATCGCCAGGGGGCGGCAACATTGCAAAATCAAAATTATCAGGTAGCATCGAATAGTCCCTTCCTTGCTCTAACGCATCTAGCGGCGATTTCAAATTCTCTACTAGCTTGCCCAAACAACAGTTTAGGTTCTGTAAGCTTTACGATTTCATAATAATAGTCGCCATATAATACAAAATCGCCTTCTCTTACATATAGATCCTGATCTTCTTCTAAGCGCCGCTTGTGAAAATGGATATTGATCTCCCAAGATTTATCCACTCCCATACTTTCCATATATTGGGTAGAATAATCAGTAAATTCCACCAAGGCATAAACACGAATTGGAGGAAGATAAGTTTTCTCTATTGCCTCGCCATATAATTCATGAAAATCCGTTGTTTCCAAATCAATAGGATAGTAAAGGATTTGTTGTCCGATGACTTTTTCGATAAGCTCATCGTTAACCTGTTTAACAAGGTCGCGTTCCTTTTTGCCGAGAAAAAGTGGAGGAGGGGGGGATGTATTGCGCTTCCATTCATCAGCCATTCATTAGTTATCCTACAAAAATTGGTAAGGGGGATGCACGCAGAACATTTGCTGCGGCCTCTGTCATTTCTTGATCTGTCTTTGTAAGTATGGAGTACTCCATTTCCTTCAAAAGTTCTCTTAATTTATCTCGCAAAGTCGATTGCTCTTCTTTGGCTTGTGATAGTAACTCTGAATGATTTAACGTCACGCTTTCGCCGGGAATCGGTAATGTAGTAAATTTACCTCGAATTTGACCCAACATTTCTTTACACACTGCTAATGCATATTTACGAATCCATTGTTTCCCGATTGCATTAATGTTTTCATAAGGGAGATTATCAAACGGAAGCGTGTTCATGTTATTAATGCCATTTACACCACTTCGATAATTTGGATCTTCATCCCACGAATTATTATCAACATAAAACCTTACCCAAATTCTATTTAAATCGCCAAAGTCCCAATAACTTGGATTGGGATAAAGGCGTAAGTTGTTATTAATAATCTCATATGAATAATGAGAGGTTCGCGTATAAATTGAGTCTTCATACATTACAGCTTGCAATTTATTTTGCCATGTAGGAATAATTTCAAACGTAGAATCGTCGGCAAACTGTCCATATGTCGAGTAGTTGCCTACCACTCCAACGCCTCCATAGTAGCCGTAGAATCGCCACATAGCACGGGGAGATTGATAAAAGACCTTGGTTATAATGACTCTTTTATCCCCTACCTTACCGGAGAAGAGAACCGCTGTACCGCCATCATCAACTCCCGTAGAAGAAGCATCTGCAATAATCGTTTGGAGATCATAATCTTGTTGATCTTGGGCGGGTTTAAACGAAGCTGAATATTCCTGAACAGTCCCTCCAAAGCCTGCGACGGCTGCTGATCCATCACCTATGCGCTTAGCGTGTCCCGTTGTAAAACGAGGATATTTTAGACTTGCGCTCGTGGGGCTAGTACCTTGTAGAACCCCCAAATGGTTAAAGGTGCCTGTTTGCTCTCCCAACATATTGGAAAGAGCGTTTTTAGATTGATGAAGATTGACGATATAAGAATATTCTAAAACCGCCTCTTCATAAGCGGCATATACATTAGCCGGCGTGAGTTCAATATCAACCACATCGCCACCAAGTTTCTTATATGTGTAGTTTACCTGGACCGCTGCGCCTGACAAAAAATCGGCGGAACCCGTATATATGCCGAAGGGCAATGCCGATGCGACTTGACTAGCCGATCCCGTAGAAGTTAAGATAACCGCACTCGTTTGAGATCGTGGATTTAAATTAGTTGGCATTTAGGCTCCCTCCTTGTGTAAATAGTGCTCTATAAAACAAAACCCCCAGAGAGACTGGGGGTTCTTTTAGGATCTTAAAAAGGTCGCTCAAGTAGGAGTGGTCACAGTCTTAGCGGGTCTCTTGGTCGTCTTCCTGGTCTTTCGGGGCTTCCGCGCTTTCTTAACGGTTTTTGTCTTTGCTTCGGCTATTGGAATAGCCGTTGGAGCTACCGTCACCGGCGTTTCAGTAACCACTGGCGCCACAGCGGTATCAACCTCTGTCACTGCGTGTTGGGCACGAGCCTTATTTTTCATCCATAATCGTTTACGTGGGTTCATCACATTTCTCCTATATACTATATAGTACATTTAAATGAAAACCCCACCCCGCGAAGGGTGAGGTTTAAATATAAAGATATATTTTAAGTAGAACCGGCCTGACCTAAGAGACCTTGGACGATAACTAGACCGTACATATCGGGACGAACCATCTTCTTGGCGTACCGAGTCATCACGCCCTTACGGGGCACGAAGTCTTCGGGACCGAAGATCGTTGGTGTGGTCTGTAGTGGCACATAAGGTGCGTATACATATCCACTCTCTAAGAAACTGCCGCCGCGGCGACCAACCAGGATGACCGTACGTGGGAAGTAGGGATCTACAATCACGTCGAACTTCTTGGAAAGGCTACCAACCTTAACAGAACCGATGGAACCCTTATCATCATCAGCGGTAACGCTTGCGCGGAAGCCAGCCGTGAATTCAAGGATATTAGCAACTTCGGGTCCGCAGACGACAAAGTTAGCTCCACCTCGTAGAGTCTTACGATGGATCTGAGCGGACACATCATTGATGGTCTCGGCCAGAGTCTCGTACCACTCACTCACTGTACCGGTGAAGTCGGGAGCAGCCGAAGATGCACCAATTTCAGCACCAGTCGTGCGGTTCACGAAGAGGCCAGGTGAGCGTGACCAGTAATAAGTACCAGCCTTGGCACCCATGATAAGGTCTTCAAGGATCTCACGGTCGATTTCGAGAGCAATTTGCTCAGAGAGAATCGAAGTAAGCTCCACCTCTGCATCCAAGTTGTGGTATGCGTTGAGGTCTTGACCTAGCTCTGGGGTCCACTTGGCCTTGAGCTTCTTACTGATGGCGGTCACAGCAACACTGTCCACCTTGATGTCGATCTCGGGAATACGTGGGTTGTTTTCCAATCCCCATACCGTCGTACCGATAACTGAACCAAGAGCAGTGCTCGTAGTAAAGTTGTCATCAATTGGGAACGTCAGTTGTAGGTTCTGGGCCACTGTCGAAGCCGTAACCGTACTCATGAGCGAAGAGCCAACAACACCATCATCGAAGCCAACAGCACCAGATGCCTGTGCAAACACAAGAGTCATCTTGTAGGCTGAATTGCTTGGGTCTTGCGTTGTTGAGCCACTTGATACCGCACTCAAACGACGAACAACCTTAAGGTTATTGTTGATGTGAGTGTTACTAGCAGCAAGTTTCTGTACGGCAACCAAGTTCTGAATGTTCAACTGTGCAAGAGCCGTTGCACCAGTAACTTCGACAACCGCCACTAAGCTACCAGAAAGATCTGGGTCATACTTACACAAGCCGTCAAGCGTTGCCTGATTTGCCGCTGAAAGCTGGGGATACGTTCCTGCAGAAGTACCAACTCCGCCCGATGCAACAACAATCATGCCAGCCATGGCCATAGTCGTAGCTGAACCCGTTGGAGAAGAGTAACCGTTGTTGAGCGCATAGGGCCCAGCTTCGGCGTTATCTCCCGCGAGATCAACACCACCGGTCAATTGTGCGCCGACCACGCCACCACCGAATAGGGACTGCTCTGCAGTAGTATAACCCAAACGGGGAAGACCAGCGCCACTAGTAGACGTAGTGAAATCCAGGAAAAAGATGAGTCCGCTTGGAAGACTCATTGGTTGAACGCTAACGAGATCGTT